ATTAGGTAAAACAGAACTAAGGTCTTTAGTAGATAAATATTATCAAATGCAAGAAGATCGTATCAGATCTTCTGCACAAGTAAGAGAGTCAGAAGCATCTAACGAATCTCATTCTGCGTTAGATTACTTAGCCGAGCAATCATTATACCTTGAAAAGCAAGTGCAAAAAATACTTACTAAGTATGTACAAGAAAAAGAAGTAGGTGTTTGGTTAATGCACAACAAAGGTATCGCAGGAGTTTTATCGGCAGGTTTACTTGCACATATAGATATCAATAAAGCACCAACAGCAGGTCACATATGGAACTACGCAGGATTAAATCCTAAAGTTAAATGGGAAAAAGGAAAGAAAAGACCTTTTAATGCGTCACTAAAAACTCTTTGTTGGAAGATAGGCGAAAGTTTTGTAAAGGTTTCAGGAAGTAAAGATTCTTTTTATGGTCAAGAATATGCCAAACGAAAGCAATTTGAAACAGACAGAAATGAAAAAGGTTATTACAAGGATCATGCAAAAGCACAGTTAGAAAATTACCTCCTGCTCACGTTCACGCAATAGCGAAACGATGGGTGGTTAAACTTTTTTTGTCTCATCTTCATGCTGTATGGTATGAGAATGAAACAGGCAAAAAAGCACCTGTGCCATATGCAATAGCACATTTAAATCATGCTCATTTAATTGAGCCACCGCATACAATACAAGAAGCTATGAGTAAATCGTAATTGATTTATGATAGTAATCACAAACAAAAGGGGAAAGAAATGCAAAAAGAAGCACAAGACTACAAAGAAAAAATAAGCAAACTTACAGACGAATATACATTGTGGGGTATTAAAAATGGTTTTGTTGATGATAAATTAAAATCTGCTGATGAGATGTTAAGATTTTATCCAAACTTAACAATAGACCAAATTATGTGGATTAAAGAATTTAAAAATCAATGGGAGATTGCTAATGAATAATAAAATAAACGAACCTATACTTAAATGGCATGATAAATTAGTGCTTTTTATAGCATTAATATTTTTTGGTATGTTAATAGTTGTTGCACAACCTGAAGAAGAATTACTAAAGGTTGAGTGTGTCAATGTTAATTAATTAATCATGGACTGCGAACATCACTACATATAAATGAATCAGAGATAAAAAACATCATAATCATAGAATGAATCACTCGAAACGAACATCATTCAATAAGAATGAATCAATGAACACGAACATCACAAATATGAAATGAACCAACTCATCCGAACTTCTATAGAATGTGAGTGCGAATCAGGTCTGTTAAACATCAATGAGTGTAAATGAACTAAAAAACAAGAACATCAGATTAAGAAAGTGAATCACCAACAGCGAACATCACAAAATATAAATGAATCAGTGTCAGTAAACATCAATTAATAAGAGTGAGTGCCCTCTAGTTTTTCATAGCTTCTAGAGGGCATTTTTTATGCTGAAAAAAAATGTAATGTCAATCTTCTAATTAAAGTTTTTTCTTTGATAATACCTCAATGAGAGGTCTTGTTTATTTTTAAATAAGGAAAAAATCATGGGGAATTTAATTCTTAGTTAATAAAAGTTGGAGGAACTTATTGGTTAATATAATAAGTCTTGTCATCGTTTACTCCTACCAACTTTCTATTGATGACTCGTTCATAGACCATGAAGATGGTTATGGAATTTCTTGTGGCTCAAGAAGAAAACAGTGTGATGAATTTATTATAGGAGATTAATATGACTTTTACTAAATTTCTATCAATAACAATGATTGTTCAGCTTATTATTACAGCTTTGTTTAGTATTATTATAAATATTCCTTAAGGATTATATTAGAGACCTCTAGATCTATCTCGAAGAAGAGTCACTATTGCTAGTCTTTTGTCTCTTTCTAGTTCTAACATTCTCAAAGCCTCTGCTCTTTGAGAGTTTGTTATATTAGTATTCTTTTGAATTGCGTCTCTTCTTTTTCTCCATCTAGTCATATACTTTCGGAGATTTTTCATTTCGTTTTTAATACTTAATATTTCTTGCTGATTATTATTGTACAAAACATAATCTTCCAATCTTCCTTCTTTTTTTAATCTACTTAAACTATTAACAGCTTCATCTACTTCTGTTTGAAGATCGTAATACTGTGTTTGCAATCCTCTGCCGTAGTCAGTATCAAAGAAAAATCTTTTTACAAATGGGGTAGTGTTTGATGTCAAAGGTAACTGAGTGTTGCCTGTAAACATTCTTGTTAGTTTGTCAGTCAAAAACAATCCATACACACCTAAAGAACCTGTGTAACCTTTAATTGTATGCTCTAGTTTTATAGGAGACATACCAAGAGATTCTGCTACTACTCTTATTAGTTCATTTGTAGATTGTTTACTTTGTAGTTCAGGCTCTAGTTGATCCATGTAATAGTCAACTACAGGTCTTTGTGTAAAAGTATTATAGTTAGTCATGTATGCTTCATAAAAAGGTTTAAATAGTTGCCATTGACTTGGTAAAGGATTAACTTTTAAGGTGCTTTCACCTGCCCTGTAAACTGATTCCCAAGTGTCAGGTAATTCATCGTCTCCAAATGCTAACTCTAAAGCTCTTTCAGGAACAACTTTTGATATAACACCAACTTCAAATGGAATAGGAAACTTTAAACTATAACCATCTATAGGAGTTGGAATAATCCAATTATCATCTCTTACCTCTCTTCTAACATTTTTATACTCTTCATCATCACTGACTGCAAGCCAATACATTACTGTTAATCCCATTAACATTCCTATTCTAGCTTGAAAGGTTTGTGCTTGTTCGCCAATAGCTCTAGGATTATCCTGCTCTAATACTTTTGATTGATATGCACCATATTGTCTGCTGTATCTTCTTCCTTTTGAATAAGCATATCCTGACATACCTGATCTGTATAAAACATCAAGACCTTGCATTCTTGCATTTAAGAAAGGAATAGCTGTTGAAATAATTCTAAGGTATGGGCTAGAGCCTCTTCTATTAAAGTTTATTATTTCTAGTGCTTGATATGCCGCTTCAAACTGATCTCCTGTTTCATTAAGAACCCTATCATAAACAGCTTGTCTAGTAGCACCATCTGATCTTGTAGTAATACCTCCAAGATAATCCCATGTCATAGGAAGCCAATCTTTTAATTCAGCACCACCATTTTCTGCTATACGCATATTTTTCATTTCTTTTCTTAGATATTTACTTAGTTCTTTTCTTTCATTAGAAAGATCGTAACCTGATGTAAGACCATATTTATCTAAATCTTCAAAACCTCTTCCCATTCCTTCAAGACCATCTTTAAAGAAGTTGTTAAAGGTATCTATTACAGGAGTAAAATTACCTCCTGATGTAACCCAAGCAGAAAGAGTATCACGCATCATATTGACAATTACGAAAGCAGGATCTCTTGTCACAGTTTCTCTTAAGATATTAGCAGGTACACCAACTATTCTTAGTAAAGGAGTTAGTATAGGCTCTCCATAGCTTTGCATTGCCTCTACTAAACCTATATCGTCAGCGTGAAAATATTTAGGTTTTCCATTTTCTTTATATAAAAAGATGTTAGTCGCAGGGTATTGTTCTGATCCAATTTGTTTTTGAGTTATAGTTTTTCCCTGTCCTAAGTCTTCTGCCTCTTTAACTATTCTTAGTCTTGTAGCGTTTTTTGCTCCTAACTGATAAAGAGCTAAAGAATTTTTTGCTATAGCTTCCAAAGGATTCATCATATTTTTTAATGCAACAGAGGTGTCTAGTTTTAATTCTGTAGGATCAGAACCTAAAGTTGTTGGAGTATTGTGATGTAAACTTTCCCCAAACCAATGTTGAATACCGCTTCTGTCTCCCTGACTATCTGTTTCTTTATAGAAAGGAAAGTAATTAGAATATTTTATCCATGACTCTGCCATCTTATCATCCAATACTTGTGTATCTTTAGCAAACTGAATAAGATTGTTGTTAAACTCTTGATACTGTAGCCATGCATCTTCTACCTGAGGAAACTTTTTTATTCCCATTTCAAAAGCATTTGATTTTTTAGATAAAATTTTATCATATAATTTTGTATTAGCTTCTTTTAAATCTTGTATAAATGGATCTTTTTCTAGCTCTTCTTTTTCTTTTTTTGTAAGATTTTTTATATTTCCATTTGCTAAATTTTTTGCTTTTACAATACCTTGTATTCTTTTGTATATTCCGTACTGTTGAAAGAAAGGCTCTAAAGATACTTCTTCACCATTTTGCTCAATGGTTAATTTAGAAAATGCTTTTAATAAATTTAATGGTTTTGCTTCTCCGTTTGCATCTATATATGTAGCGTCTTTATCTACAATTACACCACCTTCATAAATACTATCTCCCTCATAAACTATCTTGCCTCCACCTCTTAGAATATTTTGGAAGTTACCTTTCATTCTTTCTCCCAATCTAGCCATACCTATAGCACTTGCTGATGCTACCATTCTTAAAGTTTCTTTATCATTTTCACTTGCTTTTCTTGCAAATTCTTCACTTAATCTTTCAACAGCTTCTAATTTATCAAGTGTTACTCTTCTCCACCAATCCAAAGAAGAAAAGTCAAAGTTTGGATCAAACTCTCCTGTTATTAAATCATTTACAATTTTTGAAAATCCTGAAGTTATAGTTCCTAAAGTAATTTCTTTCTTTTCTATTGGATCAGGTTGTGCAAAACCATCTATCTCAGGATCAACTACAGCAGGTTTTACATTATAAACTATATTTACTTCTTTTTCTTCTATGCCTTTTTTATCTACATTTTTTAAAACATTGAATGCTTCTTCTTTAGCTAAGTTAGATGTTGTATCTAAATTGTATATTGGTTTTAAACCTTTAGGTGTGTTTCTAACTATATCCTCTAACCTTGCATTAACCTGTATCATTATAGAATCATTAGCAGTTAATGGTTTGGCAAGGGCAGTTCCATTTGTTTCGTATGGTGCTTTTATATCCCTTACATTGTAGTTATTGACCTTTAAAAAATCTCTAAAAGATTCAAAGGCAGGTATATATAAATTTTGTAATAAAGTTTGCTGTAATGCATCTTTACTAGATAATCCTGCACCTCTATATCCTCTTTCAATTCTAGAAGTTCCTCCATAAAATTCTAAAGTTTCAGATGATCCTTCTTGGGATGAATCTAATTTTTGCATTAGAGCATCTCTAATTACAGAATCAAAACTAGTATTTTCTTTTAAATTATTTAATCTACCAAACAAATCTACATAAAGAATTCCGTTTCTCATTTCTGCTACATGAGGAATTCCTATGTCTTCTAAAAATTTAAGTTTCTTGTTACCTTTTTTACCACTTGATATAGAGTTAAATATTTTTTTTGATACTGATACTTTTTGTTTATCAGTTAAATTAACAGTGTTTCCCTTGCTATCTGTTATTGTGTAGTTATTAGGCACTAAAGGTACACTTACTTTTCCTGCATTTTGTCTAGCTTCTTCTTGCATTCTAGGAAGTAAACCAAATCCAAATCCTCTTGTTCCTTCAAATCTTATTCTTTCACTAGGTGTTAATCCATCAGGTACTTTTATAAAAGCATCTTTACCCCAATAACCTTCTTGTTGTGACTGTCTTATTACTTCAGATTGTTTTTCTGCATTAGTAAATATAGATTGCACTGAACCTTCAGTACCTGATTTCGATCTTACTCCAAACCATATCAATGCTTGTATTGCATCAGGTCTAAATTGCCTAGTTCCTTCTACTCCATCTTTATTAACATCATAAACTTGATCTGAAAGATATTTTATTATGTATTGAGAGTAGTTCATTTCACTAAATTTTGGAGCAGTTCTAATTTCTCTTAGCTTATGACCTTCACTGTCTTTGCTATCTAATTTTTTATTCCAAGATTTTATTGCTTCGTTATATGCTTTTTTAGTATTAAAACTTCCTCTCTGAGGTTTTGGTGGTGTATTACCTATAGCTTCTGCAAAACCAAGAGCTCTGTACATCCATCTATCCATAACTGTAAATGGCATATAGTCTGCTAATTTAACCATTAAAGTGTTAATAGCATATGCAGGAGTTTTCATAGAGGCTACACTTTTTGTACCCCAAACACCTTGAGGAAAATCTATTGATGAATCATAAAGGTTTTCAAGACTTGCTAGTTGATCTTTACTTTTTGCCTGCATATCAGGAACATTTTTAATTCTTTCTAATGTACCTTTTTTATCTTGGTAGTAATTTTTAAATCTTAATTGTCCTGTGTTAATATCTATGCCTCTCATTATCATCATAATATTTAAAGCATCTTTCATGTTAACTTCAGGACTAGCCGCGGCAGATGTAATTGCCCATAAAGATGAAAACTCTGCCATGTTTTCAGCACCAACAACAGCTTCTGCTTCTCTGCCTATATCTAAATACCAATTTTCATCTGCACCTGAATTATACTGATCTACTATAATCTTTTTTAATTCACCTATAGTTCTAAAACTTTGTTGTTCACTTCCTTCAGCTCTATAGAATTTTTTTAATCGTAAGTTTTTTTCAGTTCCTATTTCGTCAAGAATATTTTGAAATTCTTCTATAGGTATATTGTCTATTTCTTCACTAGTTTTACCTGCAAACAATCTGTCAAGAAGATAACCTATTTCACTTGGTGGCATTCCATTATCTGTCAAAGGCATCTGAGAAGTATCTACTCTAGAAAGTAATAATACTTCTTCTTCCTCCGCATCATCTCTTAAAAGTTTTTTTGCCTCTTCTTTTGCCGAATTTTCAACTATATCAGGATCTTCTTCATAAAACTGTCTTAGTCTTTGGCTAACTATTTCTCTTGTTCTATTCTGAAATAAACCATTGTTTATCATTTCCATTAACTGAACAGCATTAGTAACTCCTACTTCTTCAGCAGAAGAAACTGTAGTAAAAAAGAATTCTTTAATCCTTTGAAATAAAGATTTTGGTTTTCCTGTAACTTTTATTTTGTTTTTATTTATATCAAATAGTTCTTTATTTCTTGAATAGTGAGCAAATAACTCTGCTACAGCTTCTTCTTCTATAATATCTCTGTAAGTGTAGGCTTCACCTTGTTTAGCTGTTCCAGGTATTTCATCGTCTAATTCAGGAAATTTACCACCTTGTGTATATACTCCTCTTTCAAGACTACTTCCGTAATATAAATCTAATTGTCTTTCGTAAAAACTTTTAAATTTATTGCCTTCTTCTTCTTTATAAGGACTTTCTTGCATTCCTATTTCAGAGTATGATTTTTTAGCAAAATTTGTTAATATTTTCCATTCAGATTCTTTTATTAATCCAACAGTTCTTAAGTAATGTATAAACTCGTGATTCATTGTGCTTAAAGCTGAACCTAAGGCAAGATTATCTAAACTTATTATTTCTGACTTTGGAGACATATCAACAAATCGTCTTAACCTTCCGCTAAGAGTTTTTTCTTCAAAATCAATGTAATCTTCTTTTTTAAGATTTTTAAGTTCTCTTTCTCTTAATCTTCTTATTTCATTACTTATTTTTTTTAAATATATATCTTTTTTAGGATTAGATTCTGAACTCATAACTATTTCTATTTGATCAGGAGTTAAACCTATTTTCTGAGCAATGTATTTAAACTCTCCTCTTGCTTCAGTTTTTCTTTTATAAAATTGATTAAAGGGTAATCCTATATATCTGTAAATACCTTGAGGACTAGATTGACCATACGCAAAAGATACATAACCCATAGCACCTGAGTCTTCTGAAAAGTCTCCTGTATCATTGTAGCTTAATCCATCAGGACTTATTCCTATTTGATTCATTTTTATTAGAGCTTCAGATACACCTAATTGTTTTGCTCTTTTTCTTACTATATTAATATATTTTTCTTTTAATCTTGCTTTATCAACAGTTTCATCAAAAGGTGCTATTAAACCTGCTTCTACAAACTGTTGTCTATTAATAGAGTTAATATCACTATCCCTTACTGTTGATCTATTGAAGGCAATAGGAGGCACATATCCTGTATTATCAAGAAATTGTTTTTGTTGTTTTTTTCTAGATATAAAACCAATTTGAGCGTTTGATAATAAATATTCATTAGGATTTAAAAAGTTTCTTTCCAAACCAAGTCTTGATCCGTATTCACTTTGTGTTTCATTAAAACTTGCACCTTGAGTAAGCATAGAAATTTTAAAATCATTTTCAGTAATAATTTCATCGTTAAGTTTTGTTGTATTATTTTTAATTACTTCTTTATCTAATCTTTTTCTTTCAAGAGCAAAAATTAAATCTTGCTTTGTTACCTTTGTATAATCACCACCAAATTGTTCTTTAACAAGTTTATCTATCTCACCTCTAGGAAACATTTCTTGTAATTCATATGTTGGTAAATTAAAAAGGTCTTTATTATAATTATCTAATGAAACTCTTTTTTCAGACATTGATGTTAAAACAGGAGCTTGATAATCTTTTAAATCTCTACCTTCTTTAAAAAATTGATATTTGCCTGATGAAATTTTAGTAAGTCTTCCACTTTCTACAAGTCTTCCAATCATTTGATCTAACGCTTGATCATTTTTTACGCCTGATATTTCTTTTATTTCTTTTTTAGAATATTCTTTATTTTTTGTTTTAATTTTAGTTTTTTTATTAGTAGTTGCACTTAATTCTTTTTCTACTTCTTTAATGTAATTTCTGTCTTGATACTCTAATAGTTTATTTATATTCTCTGAGGAATATAAATTAGGTCTTACATCAATCATAGGTAGAAATTGTTTTTGTTTAGGTAATCTTTCTAATTGAGTATAAAGTTTAACTTTTTGTTCAAGTGTCATTTTTTTAAAAGAACTTTTTCCTGTTATAGCTTTCATATAATTTGAAAAATTATCACTAGGTTTATTAATATTTTCTTTAATATTTAATTCTTGTAAAACTTCATTAATATATTTTGCATTAATTTCTTTAGCAGGAGTAATCTTTTCAGATACATTAAGAGATCCTGTTTTTTTTCCTACTTTAGAATTTGCTTGTATTAAGGCAATAATTTGAGTTGTATTATTTTGAACACCTGAATCATAAGTTTGATTTTTTACATTTCGTAATGTTTCAGATCTTGAAGATATTTTTTGTAATTTTTCTAGTAATTCTTGTGCTGAAGTTAAGTCTAATCCACCTTCTATTTCTTGAAAATCAAAAGATCTAGTAAGATTAGTAGGCTCACCTTTGTACGTAAGCTCTTGTGCAAGATTGTTATATATTTGACCATTGTTTTCATCTATGACGTTGTAAGATTTTATTTCTTCTACGCCTTTTTGTTTTGTTCTTAAATATTCTTTGGCTTCTTTTAGTTTATCGAAGGTTGGTAATCTGTCACCTCCAAGTCTACCAACGTCTTTTTCTTGTCCTGTTCCAACTTCTACTACTTGATATTGAACGCCTATTCCCTCTTGATACCCTGTGTTAATTATTTTCCACTTTTTATCTGTTGTTTCATAGTCTATTGTATTGTCAAAACCTGTATCTTTTGTCTTTATTCTTTTAACATCTGAAGGTTCGTAAAAAGTAGGAACAACTTCAGAATCACTCCTTTCAACAAGATTAAATTTAGGTATAGGAACACTAGAATCAACAGGTCTATTTGCTTCTTGTATAGTTTCTTCTACCTCTTTATCAGCTTCATCAATATTAGCATCAGGTTTGACTCTACCTGGCATAAGAGCATTAATAGTTAAATCAGCAATAAATCCTGTAGCACCGCCAACAGTTAAATTATCCCATATGCTTTCAGCATTTAAAACCTCTCTATCTTGATCATATAAACTTCTAGCGATAAGATCTTGAGTAATCCCTGCTACAGTTTCTTGAATAGCTTCATTTCTTGCTGTAGCTGTTGCTCCTGCTAATTTAGGAAATAATCTACTAAATCCACTTTGTATAACTTTTTTTGCTTCAGGAGTGTTAGGTATTCTTTTGAAGAGTTTTTCTATTGGATACATTTCTCCTAATCCAACAACACCACCAAGAGACTCAGCAATAATTTCTCTTACAGCTCCTATTTCTTGACCTTCGTTTCTTTGTTGGTTTATGCCACTAGCTTGTTCTTGTACACCTGTTCCTCCTGCTATTCCTAATCCTGTGTATTTAGCTAAAGTATCTGCTCTGTCTAAATTAACAGGACTTAGTGCACGTTGAGATCGTAAAAGTGTAGATGCTATTCTAGGAGCACCAAAAGTTAAAAAACTACCTACTCCACTACCTACTTTACTTGTAAATAAATCTCCGTACTTTGCATCTAATGGACTTGCTGTAGCTTTTCTAAATCTGTCTTCTAAGTTTTGTAAATCTCGTGTTAAAGGATTATCATTTCCTATATCAATTAAAGAAACTAAACCTGCTCCACTTAAGCCTGTTTGAATAACACTTTTTCCAATATTTTTTAAGGCGTAGGCATATCTAAGAGGATCAGCAAAACTAACGCTAGGGTTATAATCAGCATATTTTTGTGTAATTTTTTGTTTTAAAACATTCTTTTCGTAAGGACTAAGATTAGATGGTACATCAAGAGTTTTTCCGTCAGGTAAAGTGATTTTTGGCAACAGAAACTCCTATAAATTTTCTATTTGTTCTAACGTACCTGCTAATTCACTATTTTGCAATACTTCGCCACCTGTAGGAGCAACACCTGTATTTGATTGACTACTAACTAAAGATATATATTCCTGAAGGAGCATTTGTCCTCGTGGACTTTGAAGAGCCATTGTATCATTTTCACTTAGAAGTTTTAATATAGATTCTAATTCGGCTATTCTTTGTGATCTAGGATCGATTGATTGTATGCCTTGAACCATAGCTATATCATCTGCTATACCTGATCTTTCTCTAGCTTCTTGATCTGCCATTAAATCATAATTACCTTGTATTATTTCATTAAAATTAGTAGCACCTGCAATATTAGACCCTAATCCCATCATTAACATTCTTCTGTCTTTAGCTTCTCTTTCTTCTCTAGTTGGATAACCAAAAACATTTCTAGCTTCATCTAATTGCGAAGATATTAAACTTGATGTTGATTTTTGTGGTGATGGAGATGGAATTGGAGTTAATTCAGGTGCAAAAGGATCTAAAACATTGTAAGCAGTAAGACCACCAATACCTCCGAAGAATCCTGTTTTTTTAGGGTTTCTTGCTAATGCTCCTACAAACCTTTGAGTTTTGCTTGGATTTAAAGGACCTGATTCTCCAACGGCAGGATTCTTAATTTTTTTCCATGCGTTTACCATGGCTTTTTTACCTAATTTTCCTGATTTATATGCTTTATATAATGTTGATAATCCTTTAACACCTAGACCTACTGCACCTACTCCTGATACAGCTAAAGCATAATCTAATGGATTTGTAGGATCAAACAAAGCACCACCCTTACCAACAAGTTTAAAGTCATCTTCTTCTGTTTCTACTTCTCCACCTTCTTTCATTGATTGCATAGATAAAAGCTCTTCAACTTCTACTTCATCTTCTAATCTATTAAGTTCGTCAAACATTTCAGGAGTAATAGCTTCTTTATCGCCTAAGTATGGTGTTTCTCCTTCAGGTAAAAGATCCATTAAACCACCTTCTGGCAAAATAAACTCATCGTCTACTTCTCCACCATCATACGCTCTTTCTACACCTCTGCCTTCTAAAATATCTGCATAGGTTACTTTGCCATCGTTATTTAAATCTGGAAAACTTTTTTTTGTTTCTACTTTTTTACCTTCTTTCATTCTGCTTTTTGGTTGTCGACCTGTATTTGCATCAGAATGTCTTCTTCTTAAAATATTCATTCCCCCATTTTTTCTTAATATATCAATCTCTTCTTCAGTAAGAATTTCTCCGCTCATTCTTTTATTTATTAATCTTTCTAGTTCCAAATCAGAAGGAATAGGGTCTATACCTTTTGGTTTCTCTATAGGCTTTAACATTTCTACCCTTTTACCTTCAAACATTCTTTGAACAGGTTGCTGTCCAAAACTTCCTATTCCCCCACTGCCTTGATCTGAGAGGTTGGGGGAGGATGAGTCAAGGGCAGCAGGGGAAGTAACTGAGGAAATAACATCTTCAGTTACTGTTGGTGTCATGGACATATCTGTAGAAGAACTATTTAGAGCTTCTCTATTTTTAATTTCTACTAAAGTTAATGAACCATAAATTGAATTTGGATTTTGAGCTTCGTCTATAAGCCTTTGCATTGGCATGTAGCTTAATTCTTCTTGTAATTCTATAATGTTTTTACCTAACATTTTGACCTCTTAGTGCGTTTGCTATACCTAATGCTGTTAAACCACCTCTTCTAGAAACTCTACCTCCATTAGCCATCCCAACAATACCTCCCTTTGCTCCGAATAAAGATGCGGCTTGCAGACCTCCACCTATTAATCCGCTAAACAAACCTGGTTGTTGAGCATATGTGCTAACTGTTCTATTAGGCTCACTGTAAGAACCTTTAAGTATATTTTCATAAAAACCAAGTTGTCTTTGTGGGTATCCTTGCTGACGCAAGAAGTCTTGATATCCCATGTCAAGACTAGCTTGTTGTAATGCTCTGTCTTGTTCTCCTACAACTTGTAAATCTTTTAATCTTTCTCTTGCCATTGTTTGTTGCTGACCACCTAATCTTGAAAGCATCTCAGCTCTTCTTTCACTAGCTCCTCTATCAAGCTCAAACCTTCTATTGGCATCTAAGAATGCATCTTGTCTACCTGTTTTATCAATATCAGATAGCTGTCTATTTAAATCTCTTTGCCTTTCAGATTGCATTATGGCTTCTCTGTAACCACCTAAACCACCTGCACCTGCAGCTTCGTCTCTAATATTACGAGCTGATATAGCGGACTGTCTTCTTGTTTCATCTTTTAGAGGATCAAGTGCTTGTGAAAAGTAAGGAGACATGTAAGCCTGTGCTATTCCACTATCCATAACATTAGGATCGCTTATAGTTCTTTGATAGGCTTGTCTTGAAGCAACAGGATCACCAAACATAGCCATAGAGGCTAAACCTTGTTGAGCCATTCTTTCAGCAGGTGAGAAACCTGCTAATCTTTGCTGTGAATAAGGTAAATAGGGTTGATTACTTTCAAACTCTGAACGACCTAAAAGAGCCTGAAACTGAGGTAATACCTCTTCAGGCATACTTACATTAGTTACCTTTGTTTCTTGAGGTGCTGAAGAACCACCACCTTTACCAAATCTTCTTCTACGATACGCCATCTGTAAACCTCTTTTCAAAAGCTACCGCTTTTCTATGCCAATCTTCATCGTTTTTAATCCAACTCCAAAATCCTGCTCTAGCAACTGCCTCTACTCCATCACAATCACAGTCTTTTGCAAAACTTTCTAAAATTTCTAATGCTTCTTTTGTCCACATTTGTTGCTTTACTCCTGCAACGTGATCGATATTTAACATTTTTAATCCTGTTGGATAGTGTGTTATTTGAGTTATACCACAACCCATTAACTCAGGGAATTCTTCTTTTTTATAAACAATCCATAAATTGCTTTCTCCTGATAAACATTCTGATAATAAATCAGCAGTAGTCATTCTACCATCACTTCTCTTTGCACTTTTTTTTAAATGTTTTTCAGCAAATGCCCATACATGTAGTATGTCTTCTCTTCTTACTAATGTTTTTATTATGTCTTCTTTTTTACTCATGCTGGCATCACATTATCTAAGTTAATTGGATCAGGTTGTTTTTCTGTATTATGTTTTTCTGTTCTTACTCTTTTTAAAAAGTCATCCATAATTTTAGCTCCTTCTTCACTGTTGCCGTCACCTAAGTTTCCAACAACATCAGCAGGAACAATATACTCGCCAGGACTTACAGCAACTTTTTCTTGATCACCAATAACTCCTTTTACTTTATCATCCATTCCTCCTCCTTCACCTTCAATCATACCTTCTTGTTGTGGTAAGGGAAGTAATTCAGCTTTTAATTTAGCATACGCTTCTTGTCCAAATAGTTCTATAAAATCTTGGATAATAGACCCATCGTCTTTTAATCTTCCTAAAATTACATAAGATGCTTTTTCTAATAAATCTCTATCGCCTTCAGACATTTTTTCTTGAATAATAGGTTGTGCTAAAACAGATTCTACTTTTTCTGATTTTTCTACCATCTGTCCATTTATTTCAATAACTGAATCAGATTGCACTACTTCTCCACCTACTGCATATAAATTATCTTGCATATTTCCCATTGGTAATGGTTGCGTGTAGTTTTCTAAAGTTTTAATTGAATTTAGTATTTGACCACCACTTGCGTATTTTTTATCTGCATATGTTTTGTTTCCATCTGCATCAACTGTAAATGATCCAACCTCAACATAACCTTTATTAGGTATAACTGCCCATTCTTTATATGAACCATCTTCTTGTTTTATTTCATTTACTACAGCACCAAGATTTGCATCAAATTTATTTTGAGGAATATATACATCATCAGCAGTAACTGCGGTATTTAAACCACCTAAATTTGCTGTTTCTTGATTTATATAATTATTAATTTGCTCTGTTAAATTATCTCCTTCAAAAGAACCCATATAATATTCATAACCTGGTATATAATTGTACTCTTGTATTCCTGCTTTATCTTCAGGACTTATATCTAAATAATCAAATATGTCACTATCAATATTTAATTTACCTGCAAGATCACCTTCTTGTACAATTAAATTTGATTTAGGATCAGGTGTAACTTGACCAAATGTTGATGCTTGATCTTTAGCTAATTCTTCAGCTATTGTTGAATCTTTACCTTCTATTTGTAGCATTAAATCTTCTATTCTTTTATTAAGAGAATCTATTTCTGCTTGTAAAGGATTAACAGAATCTTCAGGTGTAGGTGTAGGTGTAGGCATCGGAACATTTTGATTACCTAAATTAACTCCCATAAAAGCAGGAGTACCATAACCTCCTCCACCAAAGATATTATTTAATACTTGATCTTGATATTGATAATAAGGAGTGTTTTGCATGTAGGAACTTAAATAATCAGGTATACCTTTTTCTACATTACCTAAAAGGTATTCATTATAAGGAGTTCCACCTGCAAATAAATTAGGATCATAAGAACCTTTATAAACATCTGTACCGCCTACCCTTGTTACATTAGGTATTCCCATAGAACCACTTCCACCTATCTCGAATTGTTGAGAGCTGTCAGCACCACCAATAGTTGATGTTGGTTGAATATTAGTAACATATTGATACTCAGGCATAAAACCTGCCATATAATTGTAAGGAACAGGTGCTAATCCCCTACCTCTTACTTTACCTTGCATTTCTTCGTCTGTATAATATTCACCTGTAGACATGTTTATTCTAGTAGGATCATAGGCTAAAGAAAATTTACTTATGTCAGGCATGTTAGGTTTAGTTGGATTAACACTTTCAGAAGATTGACTTGTTACTTCATTTGTAGTGTTACCACCTGTAGTATTACCTATGTAATTTCCATCACTATCAAAATATTTACTAAAATCTCCATAATTAAAGTCTAGATATCCACCAGGATATTTTCTTTCAACTTGACCACCATGAGAAGCATATGAACCTGTACTAAATTTATCATATCTATTGTTGCCACCTATATTAAATGGTGATTGTGTTCCACCTGGTGTGTTTTTAGATGCGAATACTGATCCACTCATACCTGGTGCATTTGGACTATAGTCATCTAATATTTTTTGTCTTTTTGCTTCTCTTGCTTCTTCTGCGGCTAAATTGTTTGCTTCAAACTCTTTCATATCTTCTGTGACAGCAATACCACCTAATCCTGAAGCGGCAGGTATTATATTTGATGGTTCTATAAGAGAGTTAAAAACATTTCCTGCATCAAAATTTGCAAATGGTTGTTTAGCCGCTTCTGATGCAGCGTTGGTAATATTATTGTAAGCAAATTTAGGTTGTGCTGCACCAATACTATTTACAGTTTTTAAAGCGTCTGATCCTCCTCCTAGTATAGAATTTATATCAGCTTTAGATACGTCAAGACCTAATCTAGTTGCTTCGTTACTTGCTCCTGTAAATGATGCGGCATCCCCAAGTGCATTACCAAAAGCAAATCCTGTAAGACCTGCCATTAGCCCTTCCTCCACACTACCTGTTGCCGCTGTTGTTGCTAAAGCTGATCCACCTGCTCCTGCAAGTGATAAACCTAAACCTGAAAGACCTGCTCCTGTTCCTATAGCTGTACCTAGTAAAGAACCTGCTATGGGAGCTAATAATGGTAAAAATGCTTCAGGATAACCTGTGTCAGGATTAACTGTTAATGGTGTAAGACTTGCTAATCCTTGAACTTCAATAGGATTAACATGCATAAGTGTTGTATCCCCATAACGACCCCTACTAGCTACCTCATCTGCCATATTTTTGTAAGATAAATTTTTATTCATTATGTTGTCTCTACTCCAAATAAGTTAAAACTTAATGTTCCATTTGTTGCATATACTTCAATAACATCAGACTCACTTAATGTAATACCAATGACCGCAGCTAATGTATCTTTTGCATTTACGCTTTTATCATAATATATAAATTGTTTGTTGTCGTCACCAGCATTCTTAACTTTTATTCTAACTCTAAATGTATCTGCTGTACTGCCATCTTGATTACAAACTACTAAAGAACTTATTGTTGTTTGTGCAGGAAACTGTGAGTTAACTCCTGTTCCCTCTCTTCTTGGAACTGTATACAATGTTGTAGCTGTTGCCGAAGAAGGTTTTAATTGTGCTAATACTTTAAATGTATCTGCCATTTAGTTTGTCCATTTTGGTGCACCAAGTAATAAAAGTTGCATTCTTCTCACACTTTTAGCACTTGTTGTTGTATTTACTTTTTCTACTTCATCTACTTTTGTACTAATTTCATTCATAAAATTAGTTACTTGTTCACGAAATAAATTCTCATCTATAGAGTTATATTGTGTCTGTGCAGGTCTTAAAGGTTGTCTAGCCATTACCTTCTCCCATCAGGATAAACATCCATTCTTATACCAAATAGTCTAAAACTAGAGTCTTGATCATCATGCTCATATCGTAAAATAGTTGCTCTACCTCTAGCTCTTAAATCAGTTTTAGTAGTGCTTGATGTTACAATATTGCTTGATGACAATGTAGGTGATTCGGATGGATAATTTCTAATGAATACTTTATTAGTTAAATCAGAAATAGTTCCTGTTAATTCTATGTCGTGTATTATAGATGAGACACCTACAAAGTCTTGTCCATCACCTATAGATATATCCCCACTTTCCAAATAAGAAGTAAAGTTATTTCCTGTAGCATCAGCAGATAAACTGTTAGCTCTATCTCCATCATCCTGTCTTACTAAGAAACTGTTAATACTGTTAGATTGTTGACCTAATAACATATAATCTTCTTCATATGCTGTTGCTCCTGCTGATCTCCACATATTGTTAAGAGTCCATGTATTTTCTACATAATTATAAATTACACATCTTGTTGGATCTTTTGAATTAGCTGAAGAAACAAGGTCTGAATTTGCTGTTACATTACCTGCATATAGATCATTCATTTCATTACTAGGATAAAACCACCATACTTCATTGTATCTAGGATTAGCTACAGCGAATACTTTTTGTTGTTCACTTATATCTAAGTCATCAAATATATAATCCTCTACAGGGCAAGGTATAGGCTCTACAGCACCTGAGTATTTATAGAATCCTCTTTCTCCCATAAAGTATGTATTAGCACTTGCATTAGCACAAGCCTTTGGAGATATCATTGTAATTCCATCTTGAACTTCATCAAAAGAAAATACTAAATCTCCTCCTATAAACTTCATAGAATAAAGAGATGTATCAGTCCATATAAGTATTTCTTGCCTTGCAGACAAAGCACCTATTATTTCTGAGCCACTACTTAAATCAACACCACCTGCTGAGTTAGTAGCACGAGGAGTCCAATCCATAGCATTTTGAGTTGCTGACCATCTAATATGCATAGGATTAATTTCATCTTGTAGATAAGGATTACAACCAAAAGATATGCAATGACCATCTTGATCACTTGTCATTACTTGCAAAGAAAAGAAAGGAGCATTAGATTCATATTGTTTTATTGCTTCTCCTGAATTATGTGCTTTTGCAATAGTATTATTTTTAGCTCTTACACAACCTGTAAAAGAAGTAGCTGTTGAATTAGCATAATAAATTACTTCGTCACCAACAATAACATATCCATTTTGCTCATAAAAACCATTGGTTGATGTAACAGTAATACTTGTTGCAGTCCTGCTTAAAGCACCATTTAATGCAGTAGAAGGTATATCTAAAGAAGAAATAGGATTAATTGTTTGTGATTGTGTTGATATTAGTTTTGCTCTTTGACTTGTTCCTGTTGATTTATCCCAATAATATATAGGTCCTCCTCTAGGATTTATTAATAAATCATCACCAAAATTATCTTCTGACCAAAGTCTTAATTGATTTTTATAATCAAGACTAGCAACACTACCCCAAGCTACATTGTTTATTGTTCCCCCCCAATCACTTGCACCCCATCCTGTACCTTGAACAAAACTGTTTGATCCAACAGCTAAATATGCTTCAACACCTACATTGCTTCCTCCTCCACTTGCATTAGCGTTAGCTACAGAACTTGATAATGTAAAAGTTGTAGTAGAAGGAACTGATAAAACTTCTCTAGTATCATATGTATTAGAAGCAACAGAATTATATGTTGTTAAGTCTATACCACCTATAGTTCCTGTTAAACCTGATATTCTTACTAAATCAGTTGATTTTAATCCATGTGGATCAGTACAAGTAAATGTTATAAAATTATTTCCTGACACACAAGAAACAGGATTGTTACCTAAGACAAGTGTTGTTACAGGAGTTATATCTGAAGGTAAAGTTCCTTCTATTATATTATAATTTGATCTAGTTCCTACGCCTGTGTATCTTGTGTTATTACTAGCCCTATAAAGAAATATAGACCTAATGTTATTAGTTGAGGCAGGGTCTGTCGAAGGAGATGATGAGGTTGTTGGAAGACTAACCCAAGAAGTCCATCCTCCTAATTTTTGTGGAACTCCATTAAAAAATCTAATAAGGTTAGCATCATACCACTGACCTTTAGCAGTGTATTGACTACCTACTTTATTTAAACCTGCTGGTGGAGTTAAGTCTTGAAGAGGCATTATTTTGTCATCCTTTTCATTGCACGATTCCCAAACCAAAAACTAATAATACAACTAAATAATGCCATTGATTCATCTGACCATGCAGATTGAATTGCTCTTAAAGGTTCATCACCATCTTGCACTCCGACAATAACTTGTGAAACTGTAACAAAACAAAACACACTAAACATACAATATGTAATCACTGGTCTTACAGACGCTTGTAAAGCACCAATAAATTTAGAAGAATTGTTTTTAGAAAGTTGCTCTGCATGAGCATAGATAGCTTTTGCTTCAGCAATATCTGCTTCTGCATCTAGTTCTTCAATTTTATATTTAGACATTTGCTCTGCATATTTAGCTTTTGCTTCAAGCATTAATAAGTCTTGTTTAAACTTAGCTTTCTTCTCAAAGAATCCAAGGACAGAGGGGAGAAAGGAAGTGCCGAATCCGAGTAAAGAGCCCAGCAATGATAACATAATTAGTCCTTAAATTTAAATGAAAGATAAATAGCGTAACCTGCTAAACCTAATGATATTAAAAGAAGAAGAATGCTATCTGCAAAAAACGCCACTAATAAAGAAACATAAGAAGCTATTGATAAAAATATTGGCGAACTTACCCATTCTTTAAGTGTGTTAAAGTTTGATTTTATTGACTCTTTTACTTTATTTAAAATATCCATTTTCTTCTCCTATACTACTAAACTTGTTACAACAACTATTGTTCCACTAATAACTGAAAACAAAGTTGCTATTATAAAATATTCTAATCTTTTTACTCTGTGCAATGTTTCTTCTGATGTTTTTTCACAAGCTGTTACATGGTCTATCAACTGCTGTTCCATTACTGCTAACTTTTTATCTAATTCTGAAACAGTTGTTTTTGCCATATCTTAACTCCTAATAATTACTAGCTTCAAATATTGAATGACCTGAATTAAAGTTTGCAGGAGTAGTAAATTTTAAACCTCCAAAAGTATCCCATGAACCATCAGCTGCAGCACCCATATTAAATTCTACTATTCTTGCTGAATCAAGATTTAATCCTGATCTTGATGTTAACTTACCACTTCCATAATATGGAAAACCATAACTTGATTGATATGAAGGGTCTCTTGCTAAATTTATTTCCCACCACATATCTATTTGATTATTTGTTCCTGATGTAGCTAAAGGTAATATCCAATTAGCACCTAATTGATTATTTATTATAGCTGTTGATGGTGAACCTGAAGAAACATCAGTGTAATAACCAGAACTATAATAATTACCAACTCCTATATTTCCTGAAGTATTTATAGGTTGTATTTGAAGATTACCACTTCCACCATTAGCAATAGTAATTTGAGCAGAACCTGTAAATCTATATCGATTATAATTTGTAGATGCAAAAATATTATTTACAAGTGTTCCTGTACCTAAATTACTTTGATTTAAAAGTCTCATTTGAGATGAATCTAATGATACAGTAACTGCACCTGATGATTGAGAAACACCTACTTCATTTGTAGTTCCTGTTAAAGAGGTAACGCCAGGAGAACCTGCAACACTTGATTGCATATTACCTGTTCCTTTAGAGTATAATAAAGCATCGTTTCCTGCTAGTATATCTACACCACTATCTCCATTACTCATTTTAATTGTAAGAGTTCGTGCAGTTGAATTTTTTACTAGCCACATTTTTTTAAGTGTAGATGGTTGAATTACAATACTTCTACTATCTGTAAGAACAGTTCCTGTATCAGTAAATTCTAAAACTTGCTCACGACCACTTGGAGAACCTGAAGAACCTGTTGCTCCGTTTGCTACTGTTATTGTTAAATTTGCATCAGATGTAAAATTTTTAGAATTATATTGAAGAGATTCATCAACAATATCTAAATTGGTATTAGTGCTTGTACCCCATGTACCTGCCTCATCACCTTGAGTTATTAATTTTAACCCTATGTTACTATATGTAGCCATTTATTTCTCCGATTAAATATTCTTTAAGGAATATTTATGCCGCTATTTCAACCCAATTTGGATTTTGATTTGTATCGATTTCACTCCAAACTAACACATTTGCTGTAGATAATGAAGCAGAAACTCCTGTAACAGATGCAACTGCACTTAATTTTATACTTACATTGCCAATAGCACCTGTTGCTTGAACGCCTGTAACTAAAATATCTGAAGCAATAGATGCTGTTGCATTCCCAACTGCACTTGTAGATTTAATTTCAACATTTGCTTCTACGCTAACAGAGAAACCCATGCCACTATGATTTATACAATAAGTATAAAGTTGAGAAGGAGCATTATCACCTACAACAATTTGTGTATAAGCTCCTGCCTGACCTGGTGTTCCTACTACAGTTACGCCATCTGTATATTCTGATCCTCCTCCGTGAGAACCATTAGGTGTTGTAGAAAATCTTATTGGATGATTATTGTTACTCGAATCTGACTGATCAAACTTATAAGTAAAGCCTTTGTGCAATGCAGTAGGCATTAATTGTTGGAAGTCGTTTACAAAGTATTTATTTCCACTATTAGTGCTTTGCACTGTTATAGTAAATGTTTCATTGCCACGAGGTTTAGCAAAAACAAATCCTGCTCTACCAAGAGCTTGTCCTATAACGCCTGTAGCTTCAACACCTGTAGGTATAACTAATTCAGGAGATGTAACACCTACATTGCCAATAGCACCTGTTGCTTGAACGCCTGTTACAACAGGTTCTACATTTACTATTACAGAAGACTGAGCGTAAGATGTTTCTGCGTATGTTGAAAATCCAAAAGCCATACAAATAGCCTACACTATTCTACATTAAATTGTCTATTTTCTTCTTTGATGATTTGTTTAATTTGATTTCCTAGTTCTTCAGAATTTATTGATTCTAAAGCATCTAAAAAGTTTTTAGTTTTAGATATTACAGAAAAATTAACATCAAATATATGAGTAGTTTCTGACGAATGAAGATTATCTAAATTACCATCTTGAACAACATCAGTTCTAGCAATAGCCATTTATTCAGCTTCAATAGGATAATTGCTATTAGGTAATGGAATAGGACATACAGGAACAACAACATCCCAAACATCTCCTTCAAAATCCGTAACATTACGAAGCTCTTGCCTCCAAGCTACTAATAATGCCTTGTCGCTTTCACTAAAAGGTGCATCACTAACCATTGCCCAATCACTTATTTGTAACTGACCATTTCTCTCAGCTCTAATATTGTTTAACTGAATTTCTACTTGATTATCAATTCTGTGTTGTGCATCTGCTTTTGCAGCTTCCCACTGTTCATCTGTGTAATCAACATTAATTCTTTGACCATATGTTTCAGAATTTGGGTCTTGATCTCTAGTATTAACTTGAGGTCTTTCCGTAAATACCTTAAAATCATCTTGTGTTAATGCCATATTATTTACTCCTAATTTTTAAAATTTATACTATTTAATTATAAGAATCAACAATAAATTGAGGTGTTTCAGGCAACTCAACAAATGCTATTTCTTCTTCTGTTTGATTTTTTATATTATCAAATATATCTCTTAATTCTTCTCTATAAGCTCTAGCTTCTAATTTTTCTTCTTCTGTAATTCTAACATCAGAAACAGCAGTCCAATCTGATCTTTTTAAAAGATCGACTACCAATATAGAAAAATTATCTCTAATACTTTTTAGTGATTCTTCTTTTCTTTTATCTTCAGCTTCTTGAGTAATGTTTACTTCAATTTCACCTTGATCGTTAGTCCAAATTTTTTCGATAGGCATTTTAAGATGTTCCTAATTGTGGTTGAGAATACTTAAATATTTTACAAGCAGAATAAGTACCAAATCCATTTCCATTACTAAAAGATAATTTAAAACCATCTATTCCTACAGAAGATGAATAATAACTTGTCCAATTATTTCCTGTTTTACTTGCTTGTAAAACACCAGAACCAATATATTTACCACCTACTCTATAATTATATCCATGACTTGGGTGATAATAACCTGATGTTTTAGTATAATCCCAAGTTAACATTGCAGGTGCATCAATTCCACTTCCTCCATCAGGAATAAATATATCAATCCATCCCCAAGCACCTATACCAGGCAAAGAAGTTCCAAAAGCTGAATAATTACTAGTGTTATCTGCCTTACTTGTCCAACTAGTAAAATAACCACCTAACTCAAATTGAGAAGAATTTCTTTGTCCACTATCAGTAGTGCCATAAGCATCTAATTGATAAAATCTGTAATTACAAGCAGAACTTATTTGATCTGAATTTACAACATTACCATTTTTTGTAAAATGAAAATATAAAGATGTACTTCCTGTACTAGAAACAGGAGCTAAACTATTTATATAAATTCTATAATTATTTCCTCTCGTAAATACACTATTAAATTGTATATTAGAACCTACTCCTGTTCCCTGAAATTTAGTTCCATTAGCAACTTCTTCAAATCCATTTGCAGCTGATACTTCACCCCATGATAAAGTTCCACTTCCGTTTGTTTTTAAAAAATAATCAGCACTACCATCAGCAGGCGGCCAGGTATATGTTATATTTCTTGATTTAATTTTAACATCTTTTGTAGAAGCAGAAGATAAAGTTAAATCACTATCAGATGATTTTATTTCATTAACCATTAACTTACAACACCATCTTTAAAGAATCCTGAAAGAACTATACAACCATTGTTAAGACTATTTCCTCCATCGTCTCTTACACTAAAACCCATAGCGTGTTGAGCTGTAGAATTATGGAAACTATAGTCACCATAATTTCTCATTGTTGTAAGATTCCATCCGTTATTACTATTACTCATCGAATAAGCACCTGTATGATGACCTATTGCGGCAGGATATGCGTAAGCATTATACCAATTCATTTGTAACATTAGACCACCACCTCTATAATTATATGAAGAATAAGTTTTTTTAGAGTTACTACTTGTGAAATCAGTCATTCCAAGAGTTCCTGATCTATTAGAGTTAGTGCCTTGTGCGAAACCTTTACTGTTAGTATCACTAGTTGATGGATTAAAGAATTTTGCACCTGCTCCTTGACCAGGAATAAACCAACAAACAGCATTTCCTGAAGTAGATTGAGTGTTAGCAACAAAATTTCCTGCTTGATCTATAGGTCTGCAATGAGGAATTGGTGTCTTGCTGTTGTTGTTAATACTTACTCCGTAAAACTCAAGTCTCATAGCTATGATATCAGATGCTGTTGTTGTATAACTTGTAGGACAAATTAAATTAACAGCATTTGCAGATCCAGGATTATCTCCACCATTATTGAAATTATATTTATCAAAAATTCTCCATCCTTGATGATTACCATCAGGTGAATTCATTGGATTTCCACCTGACGCATAAGCTAATTGTATAGGTGATGAAGTATTATTATTAACTAAATTTCCACTTGCTGCATTTGTTGGAGGAATATATTCAAGAGATGATCCATCTGCACTTTTAAAAGTATTTTGTTCTGTCCAACCTAAATTTGCAGAGCCATCTGTTTTCATTATTTGATTAGCAGAGCCATCTGTTGCAGGTAGCTGAAAAGCTACTGTGCTGTTTTGAGACTGTACTTTTTTTACTACTATTTTTCCCATTAGGTTACTACTCCATTTTTAAAGTGAGCATACAATTCTACTAAACCATCACAAAAATTAAAACTTGATCCATTTCCTAATTGTAAACCCATTGCATGACCAGGACTATTATCTACATAGTTTTGAAAAGCTGTATATTCTTCGTAATTGTCATTAAAAGAACTGCCAGAAGTATAGTTCATTCGACTTTGACCTTGCTTGTTAAGGTATGCATTATACATTTTAAATTGACCATAGTAAGCACCTTCAATACCTCTGTTAGTATTATTTGCAGTACTATTAGCAAATATAGATGTTACTGGCCAGCTCTGATTATTATATGTGTCACTATTATTGTTAAGTCTAAATCTAGTTCCTGTTTGAATAAGGTAAGTATCGTTAATTCCACTTGATTGCAGATTATATCTTTTAGATACATTATAAGAACTTCCCCCACTTCCTTGAGTTGCTCCATTTTGATTAATTATAGTTATATGAATTTTTTCACCACTACTACTACCAGAATTAGCCATTCTAAGACCATAAAATCTTAAATCAAAACCAATAACATTTGATCCTGTAGTTGTATATTCTGCTGGAACTAATAAATTAAGAGTACTAGCAGGAGAACTTGTTGTTAAATCTACCCTATCACAAAGTCTTACACCTTGTTGACTATTTATAGTAAAAGGATTACTAGCTGATTGTGCAGTAAGAACACCTGAACCATTAGTCACAAAAGTCAGTTGATTTGCAGATAATGAATTAGGAAATGACATAGTTGTATTTCCATCTTGAGTTTTCACAGGCAAAAGATCAGATGTAAAACCTAAAGTTCCTGCTGTATCTGTTGATTTTACTTTTTGACCACTACTTCCGTCTGCTGTGAACCAAGTTATAGCAGGAGCAGAACCTCCTGTGTTATGTTGTAATTGATTTACTACTACTCTACTCATATTATATTCCTTTTAAATTAACCTGGATATGACCCATTATCTGACATAAGAACATAAAGCTCACAGACTCCTTCGTTCCAATTTTGACCATTAGGAAGTTGCCATTCAAACTGCCATGGTAGGTCACTAAAATATTCGTAACCTTGACCAGTGCTTTGCATCATATTTTGCATCCACATATGAAGCTGTGTTGTTTTGTAAGAACTATTTCCACTATTAGAATAGTTCATCCAATAGTTATATTGTGGATAAGATATACCAGGAAAAATCCACATTTCTCCCAATGATGCTTTACCATATCTAGTTGTACTACCACTATCAGTAAACTGTATAGTGCTACTTCCCCATGAATTTTGTAAAGCTGTTCGATTTAAATTTATATAACTATTATAGGAGGTACTTGTATTTCCTAAACCTTGATTTTCATTATATATTCCATTGTAATATACATTCTGAGAATAACTTCCCCCCACATCATTTCCTGATTGATTTTGAGCCTGTATTCTGTAAGTTCCTGTGCTACTAATACCCAAGCCAACCCATGTAAAATAATAACCAATAGGATAATCAGTATTATTTCCAAAAGGAGTAGCACTACCAGGTTGACCACTACCTCCTGCTGACATTAAAAAGTTAGTTGAAGTACCATCAGTAAGAACTTCATATCTATCTGCTAAATAATAACCATAAGTTGATCCAACTTTCATAGGATTGCTTGGTGCACTACCATAAACAAGTGTTCCTGCTCCATTACTTTGTAATACCTGTCCACTACTTCCTGCTTGAGCAGGCATATTTGTTACTTGACCATTACTAGCATTCTTTATTGCTGATAAAGAACTAGTCCATCCTAATGCACCTGAACCATCTGTTTTTAATTGATCATTAGCTGATGGATTAGCTGTAGGTAAAGTGTATGTTGCTCCTCCACTGTATTGAATTTGATTTACTACAAGTTTAGACATACTATTCTCCTAAGTATTTAAGGTGATTGTTTCACCTAAGTTTAATACAGCGTGTTGTACTGCGTCAATAACTTCTAATGAATCAGGTATTGTTAAAGTTCCTGTTACATTTAGTTCACCTAAAGAAACAGATGCACCAGTAAGTGTTGCTGTTGTTTGAAAAGGACATATTTCATTTGAATAAGCTGTTTCTGTTATTGTCCATGTAGCATTATCAAAAACAGTTACTTGACCATTTCCAACTATTTCTGTTCCGTTTTTTCCTAACCAAACTGCTCCTAATGTAAAACCTCCTGTTGTTTCAGGTATAATTTTTTGATCGCCTGCAATACTTCCTGAAGCAGAAGATATATCAACAGCAGATAAAACACCTGCTTTTTCAGCTGGTAATGTTACAAAAACATCTTTTTCACCTGAACCAAAATTTACTAAATTATTTGAATTAGAAGATTCAAAAACAAAATCTCTACTAAGAGTAGTTCCACTAGTTGTGTAAGTTCCTATTCCTACTTCCCAAGTATAATTGTTTGAGTCTACAATAGCGTACTGAGTTCTACCACCATCTCCTATAACAGCAAAAGTTTGAAATCCATCTTTAGCACCTGCAAGAGTCACAGTTCCTGTGCCTGTTGTAGTAGTAGTTTCTTTTACTCTATCTGCTATTTCAAGACTAAAGTGAGGCATTTATGCAAGCCTTATTATAGCATTTGTTGCATCAGCAGTTGGAAACTGAACTGTAAAATCACCACTTGTAGATGTTTTATCAGCACCAAAATCTAAAACAGCAACAGCCGCATTTGAAAGATTTGTATTATAAATAAGTGCTCCTCTTGCAGTAATAGAACTAGCTGACCAAGTAACATCACTAAAATCACAAAAAGCTGTAGTGCCTGAAGTAGCAGGTGTTGCATTAGTTAATACTTTTCCACCTGATACATAATTAGTTCCACTAGCTTCGTTAGAGGTTGTAAACACAGTGCTACTTGCGTCTAAACTTGCCGCATTTGTGTATAAAGCAATTTTAAATGTATTACCACCTGCACCAGAAGTTTTAAAATTGTGACCTCCTTCTAAAAGCTGTTGCTTAAAAGAAGTAGTCATTGCTTGCGTTATCGCCATTATAATCTCCTAATTATGTCTGAGCCACATTTGTGACCTTCTTTTTCTAATGTGTATATTAATGTACTTCTATCTGATTGAACAGCTTTTTTCATATAATCTAATACAACACTGTAAATACTATTTTTAAACTCTTTTGCCTGTTGTTGCAAGACAGGATCAATATTATCTGAATATTGTATAATTCTATTAGTTGCTTGTTCTGCCCAATACTCTGCTGAGTGTCCTGAATTTTCAGTTGTTGAAACAATTACACTGCCTACAGATAATCCTATGTCACTCATAATATATTTCCTTTACTGAACTATTTGCCTTGGTTGACCAAATCTATAACTATCTTGCATATCTTTTCCTGCTGATTCGTTTCTTAATCTAGCAAGAGCTTCTTGATATTGTTTTTCATACTCTGC